TGGATCAGCAATAGTATCAGCTAATGCTTTAAACTCTGTAAACGATTTTGACAATCAGGAGTACGTTGTCCTTGAGATCGATGAAAAGAAAAAGAAATGAACCTTTTATTAAAAAGAACGTATATACCGAATAGACTTAAACATTAACTAAATAAATAATAGATGAAAGACAAGAGCAAGAAATACAAAGTGCAAAGGGATTATATTTATGGATGGGATGATGCTTTTTTCTCTGATGACAACGGAGAGGTTAGCGAATTATTTGATACCAGAGAAGAGGCTGAGGCTGAAATACAAGAGCATATAGCAGATATTGAGTATGCAATCTCTAAAGGCTACATGGGTAAAGATTCCTATGAGCCAAGAGAACATTTTAGAATTAAAATTATTAACTAAAAAACCAATAACTATGGAACCTTTAGAAAAACAAATAGAATTGCAGGAAGAGATCCAAAGGCAAGGGATTAATTTAATATCTTGTTCTCATTGTGATACGACATTATTTCACAGGACAGACGTAACCGAGATGGTCTGTTGGTCATGTAAAGAAAACATCTATCCTAATGACTGTGGAGATTTTTATTATACCGGAATGCCGGAAACCGATTGCATCAGGCCAATGAAATGATAGCAAATGAAGGATGAAAGACAAGAGGATATCCAATAAGAGCATAAAAATGTACAAAAAAAACCAATAATTATGAAAGACAATATTTTACTTATACCGACACCTGCGACTGTCAGCATATACACCGACAGTAGCGTCTTAGTGGAGCGCATCTGTCAGGTAACAAAAAGGAAGTACTCTTTTACTGTTCCCTTAGAAAACTATAAGCTATGGTGTGGGGGTATGCTCATGCAGGATGCCATGCCTGATCTTACTCTTGATGAACGGGAGATACTGATTACTGGATGGACTCCTGAAGAATGGAATTTATTATTTAATGATTAAAACAAATAACTATGGAAGACAAGATCACAACACCCAAGTGGATAGGCATAGAAATACCTATGACAAACACAACGATTAAGATATGCCTTGGCATTGACAACGACCTAGAGCACGGCCTAGACATAAGCTTCACAACACCGGAGGATATTGAGGCGGTAAAAGGCACGGAGTATTCGCCTTGGCAGGATGGCAATAAAAATGTTGGAGAGATAAAAGTCGCTCTGGTCTATGGAGACAAAAGGGTTTTCGATGATAGCCACAATTTAATTGATGGTAAAATTATTTAATAATTAAAACTAAAATGATGATGCCATACAAAAATGAGTTAACTAAAAACTTAGATGGGGATTATACCATTGAAATAATTGATGAAGAGGGCGATCCTATAACGTGTACTTTCCATTATGATGATTGTGTCCATGTCGATACTAAGGGTTACACTTATCTAACTTTAAGTATAGTTAATTTGACGCACCTGCTCAACCTAATAGAAAAAACCACAGATTTATATAACAAGAAATTTAAAACAAACAACCATGAAAACTATTAAAAAGGTAAAAGAAAGCGAGATATTAACATCATTACTGGAATTGTATAAAACTGTAGACAGAGACCTTGAGCCTGAGTTGGCGCACTCTGTCAGGATGGCAATTTTTCACACTCTGGCACGGCTGAATTGAGCAAAAATGTTGATAAATAAATTTGTTATAATATAATATATATAATACTTTCGATTTAAACAAACTACTATGGACAAATTACTTAAAGATCAGGCGCATTGCCTTGCCGAAAAGTTCACTGAACTGGAGTGCAAAACTAATAATTTCAATATGTATTACGGGGGCGCATATTCTCCGGTGGCGCAGGCCATCTATGAAGACTACCTACACTACGCTACGGAAGAACTCAATAAGCTAAAGATGGAGATACTACAAACACAGATAAATAAAAACTAATGGAGAAGACAAAATTCGACCCCGTACACGATAGCTTTTTAAAAGCCATGCATTTAATAAAGGCATACATCGAAGTTCATAGCGACAGGCTCAATGTCAAAGATGCTGAGTTTATATCTTTCCTTGCTAAGGAGGTAATAGTGAATTTATATGCCGAGGCGTGTTTCTGCTCCGATGAGAAGATGATCACTGACACTGAGTTCACGAAGCGCAGTAATGACCTATATCAAAAAGTCCATAAAGACATGATGAAAAATGACATTGAAAATTCTTTAAACTAACTAAACCCACTACTATGAGTAAAACCACTGACTACATTGTTGAGGTCATGAACAATACCCAACGCAAATACAATATCGTTCTTATCATTGAAGAGGATGACTCCATGACTCTCCCCCTGGAGGTACGCCAGAGAGTTTTAGCCGATGGCTTCGCCACTGAAGAGGATGCCGTTGAAGAGATGAATTACATCATCGATGACTATGTAGAGGCACATGGATAGCGCATACTCCAAGTACCGGGATAACCTCATCGAGTATGGACATAAATTATCTGTTCTTGGCATCGATAAGCTTGAAGTGATACTATCACTGATGGCTAAGAGGAGGGAGCCATGGGGCAACGACTACTCCTTCGCTCTTGTTCAGGAGATAAAAAAACGAGGTCATCAAATTGATTATAATAACTACAAAATTAAATACAATTATGAAGAGAAGAACCCTTAACGAGTTACGACAAACGAAAACGTATTACGAACACCCCTACCAAACTAAGGGCATCAATGTAAAAGACCTATTTGCTTTACCACTGAAATACAGTAACGATGCTGAGTTGGGCAAGGCCTTCCGTGATCTTATTGCTGAAGCCGGCGCCGTTGACTACGCTAAAAAATACGCTAAGAAATGAACTGGGAAAACTACACCGATAAAGCTGATAGGATGTTCTGCGAGGTATTCGATACCTCCGCGGACCAACTCAACAACCACACCCAGTACCCCAATTACGCCGATTTTTTGGGTAGGGTATCGTGGTTTGAGATTAAGACCGATAATTTCGATAGGGCAAAAAACTGGCTTAAACAAAAGAGGTATGCTAACGCTGACTAAAATATTTTCTAACGTCATCAAAGACAAATTCTTGGATAAATACTCCACCGAGGAGGGCGAGAGGTATTGCCTCTATAATGGGTGTAAGATAAGCAAGAAGGGGGGGAGGGTAAAACTCTTCAACCTCAATACTGGTGGTGGCACATTTGCTCCCTTGAGTGAGAGGCAGATCCTCCCTTTCAGGATGTACGGCTTCAGGGCGGGAACGGAATACTTACGCATCGATAATATGCGTACCGAGATTAACCTTTTAGATATGGAGGTAAAGAGGTTGGGTCGTGGTGGCAATACTCCCGACCTCCTGAAGGCCAAGAAGAGGAGGACACTACTTGAGAACAAGCTCCATGACGAATTATTTGTGATTAAAAGACAAGGATATTAATTAATTAAACAACACTATTATGACAACAAAGAAAACAAAAACTACTTTCGAGACGCTATATGCTATCGATGTATCTGACAAAACCGAAAAGAAAGGATCACTGACATACCTTAGTTGGGCGTGTGCGTGGGCTGAGGCTAAGAAGCTATGCCCCGATATCAACTATACGGTATATGAAAATGTCGATAACCAAAATAGGGTATTGAACTATTATACTGACGGAAAATCTTGTTGGGTAAAAGTTGGCGTTACTATCAGTGGAATTGAGCATATCAATTATTTGCCTGTAATGGACTATCGCAATAAGAGTATAGGTGCAGATAGCGTGACCTCATTTGATGTCAATACAGCCATCCAGAGATGCCTTACAAAGGCATTAGCAATGCATGGCCTTGGTCTATACATCTATGAAGGGGAAGATTTGCCCAGAATAGAGATTGTTGATGGTCTCCCTGAGGCTAAAGCCAATGGGCAGAAAAAGATATCTATAGCGACTGATAAGTGGAATAAATTGAAGGGTTATGCGAGAAAGAACAAGGGCAATAAGCAACTTGTTTTCGACCAAGTGAAATCTCAGAACATAGACCTCACGCCACATATGATCACTGAGCTTAAAAAGATATTCACATGAACCAGGAAATAATAGAGACACTAAAGGATGACGAGCAGTACTACGGTGCTTTCGGGAAACAGTTCCTATCAAATTCTGATATCAAGAAACTCCTCGATAATCCGGAGATGTTTGGCGTATCGACACCACCAAGCATAGATATGTTAAAGGGGAGCTATATGCATCATGCCGTGTTGGAGCCTGAGAAGTTAGCTTCATATGTCGTTATCGATGCCTCCTCCCGTAGCACTAAAAAGTATAAGGAGGCCATCATTGACATGGGCGCTGATATCTTACTACTGGCACCGGAACAGGCAGAGCTTGATATCATGGCGCAGAAGGTAAGGGAGAACTTCCGCTTTTCATCGGAGATATATGCCGATGGCAATGAGTTCGAGGTTCCTGCCGTAAAGAAGATTTTTAAGCATATGTGGAAAGGTAAGGCTGATGTGGTATGCAGTGATAAACTCATTGATCTGAAGACAACATCGAGGTTATCTGAGTTCCGGTTCAGTGCCAACAGGTACAATTATGACTCCCAGGCGTGGCTTTACAATCAGTTCTTTGGTAAGCCATTGGAGTTTTATGTCATTGAGAAGGGAAGCCACCGACTTGAGGTGTTTACCTGCTCTGATGCCTTCCTGGAGCGTGGTAGGGAGAAAGTTATTCATGCCCTTGAGGTATATAAGAAATTCTTTGGGGAGGACCCCACTGATGATATCTCTCAGTATGTTGCTGAGAGCGTTTTATTTTAATTATTTATTAACAAGCTAAAATTACTATTATGGCAAATTTAGGAAAGTGTTGGTGCAACGTAAAGGCCATCGACAAATCAAGATTAAAGACATTAAAAAGTGGAGCCCTAGGCTTCAATATGTCTTTTGCAATTAATGACGAAGTGGATCAGTATGGAAATAATGTTTCCGTTTGGATGGATCAGACTGAGGAGGAGCGTAAGTCCAAAGCAAAGAGGGTATACCTTGGCAACGGAAAGCTTAGCTGGAGCAATGGTGTTGTTACCATTGTAAACAAAGACAACCCCGACGGTGTCGTTGTTGGCGCTGATGGTGTTATCGCTAAAGCTAAGGCGGCGCCTGTTGAGGCTGAGGTCGAGGCTGACGTTAATCCCGACTTACCCTTTTAGTTAGTGTGACGGTGTGACGAATGTGACGTAAATTTTTCTATATCCCCTATAGGGTATATATATATATACTCTTTATTTTTGAATACGTATAATAGGAAAGAATTACGTCACATTGGTAACATCGGTTGATAATCAAGGACTTATAATTTTATTTTTATCACACTTTCGTCACAAAACGAAGATTTACGTCACACAATCACTATGGAAATAACAATATTCAAGAATATTAAGGAGACCTCGGCACCATTTGTCCGCCATGTAAACATCATTTTGGAGAGGATAAAGAGCGGTAAGACCCGCGATCTCATAGATATTATCCGCAAAGAGAAGGATAAAGACAAAAGAAACATCCTCAAGCAGGACCTCCCCGCGATATGTTTTTCGGGAACTTTCAGTAAGCGTGAGGACAAAGCTATAGAGCGACATTCCGGTCTCATATGCCTCGACTTCGATGGTTTTAAAACCAAGAAAGCGATGAATGAGAAGAAGGCCGAGGTAAGTAAAGACAAGTACGTATATGCCGTTTTCGTATCTCCCAGTGGCAATGGCTTAAAGGTCCTCATTAGGATACCCCCCGATGTTGAGGCTCACTGCGAATACTTCAAAGCTTTGGAGGAATATTTCGGTTGCGTGGAGTTCGATAAGACGTGCAAGAATATCAGCAGGGTTTGTTACGAGAGCTATGATCCCGACATATATATTAACACCGATAGCGAGCTATGGGAGGAGAAGGAAGATGAGGAGCATCAGTATATGGAGATGCATAACGCCAGACCCACCATTCGCGTCAATGATGAGAACGAGGTGGTAAAGAGGCTCCTGAAGTGGTGGGATGCCAAGTACGGCCTCATCAAGGGAGAGCGCAACAACAACCTCTTCGTCTTGGCTTCAGCCTTCAATGACTTCGGGGTAGCGAAATCTCTCGCCCACTACCTCTTGGGACAGTATGAGCAGAAGGGCTTTAGCGGTAACGAGATAAAAACCGTCATCGACTCGGCATATAAGAATACGGCAGGCCATGGCACTAAGTTCTTCGAGGACACCAATGCCATGGATGGCATCAGGAGGAAAGTTAAGCTCGGCGTTAGCGAGAGCGAGATAAAACACGACCTCAGGATTAGCGGTATCGAGACCGAAGATATGGACCGCGTCATCGATGATGTAAGAACGGAATCGTCGAGGCTGAATTTCTGGACGGTAAATTCTAAGGGAGGCGTTAATATCGTCCACAACTTGTTCAAGGAGTTCTTGGAGGATAATGGCTTCTATAAGTTCTCCCCTGAGGGTAGCACCGCTATTATGTTCGTTAAAGTCACTGATAACCTCATCGATAACGTCGTCTCCGAGCAGATTAAAGACTTCATCTTGGCGCACCTATATGCCAATGGCGATATGTTGGTATACAACCACTTCGCCGATAAGACGAGGTATTTCAAGGACGACTTCCTGGGGATGCTAAAAAGCATCGATGCCTATTTCATCGCCGATACTAAAGAGACGGCATACATCTACTTCCGCAACTGCGCCGTTAAGGTTACGCCCCCCGGTATTGAGATGATCGACTACATCGACTTGGGTGGTTACGTATGGAGGGAGCAGATAATAAACAGGGACTTCGAGATTAGCGATGACACCGACTGCGATTTTAGGCAGTTCATAAGTAATGTCGCCGGCACCAACCCCGTCAATGTCGACTCCATTGAGAGCACGGTAGGATTCCTGCTTCATGGCTTTAAGAACAGGAGCTACTGCCCCGCCGTCATCATCAATGACGAGATACTTAGCGAGAACCCTGAGGGTGGCACGGGAAAAGGCTTATTCGTTAATGGCGTATCACAGATGAAGAAGGTGGTCACTATCGACGGTAAGAGCTTCGCCTTCGAGAAAAGTTTCGCCTATCAGCTCGTCTCTCAGGACTCACAGATACTATGCTTCGATGATGTCAAGAAGGCTTTCAATTTCGAGCGCCTCTTCAGTGTCGTCACTGAGGGCATTACCTTAGAGAAAAAGAATAAAGACGCCATCAAGATCCCTTTCGAGAGGTCCCCCAAGGTCGTCATCACTACCAATTACGCCATCATCGGTAAGGGCAATAGCTTCGAGAGGAGGAAGTGGGAGCTTGAGTTCACGCAGTTCTACTCCCAGAACTTCACTCCCATGGATGAGTTCGGAAGATTACTCTTTGATGACTGGGATGCTGAGGAGTGGCTCCGCTTCGATAACTATATGTTGGGATGCCTGCGGGGATACCTCAATACGGGTTTCATCGATAGCGAGTTCCGCAATATGGAGGAGAGGAGGTTCCAAGCGGCGACCCACCCTGCCTTCTACCATTGGATCAACCAACCCCTTAATGTTCAGGACATCGACACCGATGTTAAAATCTACCAACACACGCTATGGCACGCCTTTACGGCTGAGTATTCCAACTTCGATAAGATGAACATCACGCCACAGAAGTTCGGTAAGTGGGTTGAGGCTTATGCCTATAGGAAGACGGGGCTAGCGCCTACGGTTGAGAGGGATAGAAGCGGGAAATATTTTATCTTTAACGAAAAAAATGAAGAAGTTGAAGTACCATTTTGAATGTGATAAGTGTAAGTCGGGTTTCGATATCGGCGAGGGAAAGATATTCTCTCCCGATGCCAGTGATCGGTGTGATCCTTTCGCTCTGCTCACTACGCTATGCAACCGATGCTATGACGATACTAAATTAAATATTATGGAGAGACTATTAAAATTGCAGTACAAGGGGTGGTGGATACAGGTATCGCCCCTCGCTTCTCCGGGGAGCTGGGTATGTGCTATATATAAAGAGGTAAGAGGCTACTGGGTCACTGAGGAGACGAAGTCGAATTTCGATACTCCCAAGGAGGCTTACGAGTGGGCATTTGATAACATACATAAACATATAGACCTATGAGCCATGAAGATGATATCCCTATGAGCGTAGTTTTTGCTTTGGTAATATCGCTGATAGTATTGCTGGTTGTTATAAACCATATGTGCGAGGTAAAAAATATGGAGCGCGAAGATAAGACAATTCATTGTAAGGAAAAAACTAAATAGAAACTAATGATAGAAAATAGAAAATACGAGACCCCGAAAGGGCGTGAGGAGCGCATGGTGGAGGCTCTGGAGTCCATTGCGGGCTCCTTAAAAGTTATCAGCGAATACATCATCTCCGATCCCGGCGATGAGGTAGACCCTATAATAAGAAGATTTAATTTACCTGACGATATAAACGATATAGCATGAGGATAGGAAGTGATTTCAGTGGCGTAGGGGCTTTTGAGCAGGCCCTGATAAGGCTTGGTGTTAAGTACACCAATGTCTTCGCCTGCGATATGGACAAATATGTCCGTGAGACATACATCGCCAACTACGGCGAGCCCGACTATTACCCTAAAGATGTCTATGAGAGAGATATCCCCGAGGAGCCTCTTGATATCTATATGACGAGCCCTCCGTGTCAGGCGTTCAGCCTTGCCGGAAAGCGTGGTGGCGAGGGAGATAAAAGAGGGGTTTTATTTTACAACTCCCATGAGTTTATAATTAAGAACAGACCCCGATATTTTATTTTTGAGAACGTCAAAGGTTTGCTTTCTGATGACAATGGCAAAACATTTCAAAGATGGATTGATTATCTGGCTAAAAGTGTCAATGGCAATCCTATGATCTTCCCCCATGAAGACAGCGCCGGCTACCACGTATATTATATGGTATTAAACTCTAAGGACTATGGCGTGCCACAGAATCGGGAGAGGATATTTATAATTGGCATCAGGGATGATAAAGATAATAGCTTCCGCTTCCCTAAAGTGCAGCATTTAAGCAAGAGGCTTAAAGATGTTTTAGAGGATGGCGTTGATGAGAAGTTTTATTTGAGTGAGAAGATGGTAAAACATTTAATTAAACACCCAAGAAGTCAGGAGTTTATAAGTAACGAAACTCAAAGTGTTAATTGTATAACAGCAAATTATTCTAAACAAAGTTCAGATTTGCAATATCTAAAAGTCAAATCAGCAACTTCAAAGGGGTATGAGATAGCAAAAGAGGGCGATAGCATAAACCTATCACAGCCTAATTCAGAAACAAGGCGTGGCAGAGTTGGAAAGTCTGTGGCACAGACTTTAGATACCTCTTGCAATCAAGCTATTATAGAGTCTAATAAATATAATATCAGAAGATTAACACCCAGAGAATGCTTCAGGCTTCAGGACTTCCCTGATACCTTTAAGATGCCCTGCTCTGACACTCAGATGTATAAGCAGGCTGGCAATAGCATAACAGTAGGCGTATTGTATAATATCTTAAAAAACCTTATATGAAGAAGATACGCTTTGTAACGATGTATTACCCTTTCTCTTTCGATGAGCCGGAGAATATCTCCACGGAGGTAAAGATATATGTCGATGATAAGCTCGTAGAGGTCTACGAGTCTCCCCATATCCTTGAGGGCGAAGAACTTGAGGAATTAGAAAACCAAAAACGCGAACACTATGGAAGATGAATATTTATATCACTTAGAATACAATGAAGAACAGAATGTGTTTCACTATAATACCGACCCTCAGAAACAGGAGCCTTTTAGTTTTGGATGGCGGACGCTCATGCATTGTGAGACCCTCGATGAATTGTGTGATAAGTTTGACAGACTGGATAAAAAGATGAAGCCAAACAAAAAATATACTCATAAAGAACTACAAAAAATATTGAAACATGGAATTTAGACAATACCAGAAAGAGATTATCAGCAAGGGCATAGAGGTAATGCAGAAGTCGTGCTTCCTCTACCTCGCTATGGAGGTGCGCACAGGGAAGACGCTGACAGCCCTCGGCATATGTAAAGGGATGGGGGCATCATCCGTTCTCTTCATCACTAAGAAGAAAGCCATCTCAAGCATAGAGTCTGACTATGCCATGCTGGCACCGGGGTATAAGCTTACCACCATAAACTACGAGTCCCTACATAAGGTCGATAACACCCTAAGCTTCGATACCATAATATGTGATGAAGCCCACTGCATGGGAGCCTTCGCCAGACCGAGCAAGCGTGCCGTACAGGTAAAGAGCCTCCTCGCCAAGCATAGGTGTGGCCTCATCCTCATGTCGGGGACGCCGACACCGGAGTCGTACTCGCAGATGTACCACCAGGTGTATGGACACCATGCCAATCCCTTCGCCCACTACAAGAACTTCTATAAGTGGTCTAAAGACTATGTCGATGTCAGGCAGATGAAGATATCAGGGAATATGATCAACGACTACTCCGCGGGTATTGAGGAGAAGATCCTTAAAGCGATGAAGCCCTACATGATAAACTACACCCAGAAGGAGGCAGGCTTTAAAACCGAGGTGGAAGAGGAGGTCTTATATGTTAAGATGGAATACCTTACCTATAAGATGAGCCACCTCCTAAGGAAGGACCGCGTCATCAACGGCAAGGGCGACACCATCCTCGCCGACACTGGCGTTAAGATGATGAGCAAGCTACACCAACTGTATAGCGGTACCGTAATCTTTGAGAGCGGTAAAGCCAAGGTCATCGACTGGAGCAAGGCGGACTATATCTCCAAGAGGTTCTATGACCAGAAGATAGCGATATACTACAAGTTCAAGCAGGAGCTACAGGCTATCCTCGACGTATATCCCAAGGCTCGCATCACTACCGATATCGATGAGTTCAATAGCGATCCCAAAAAGAGCATCGCCCTACAGATAGTTAGTGGGCGTGAGGGCATCTCCCTGCGTCAGGCTAAGCATATAGTATACTACAATATCGACTTCAGCGCCACCAGTTATTGGCAGAGCAGGGATAGGATGACCACTAAAGACCGTGGTTTCAATAAGGTATATTGGGTTTTTGCTGAGGACGGAATCGAAGATAAGATATATAAAACAGTGAACGGCAAGAAGAACTACACCCTTAAACACTTTAACAATGATTTGTTAACTTTGTTTTAATGACGGAGCAGCAGATACAGAAGCGCCGGATAGGGCAACTTGAAGCCGAGGGGTACTATGTGATTAAGCTTATGAAGACTAACAAAAATGGCATCCCCGACTTGATAGCCATACCGCGCAACAGTGACGTCCTCTTCTCGGAAGTGAAAACCCCGAAAGGGAAGGTCAGCGAGCTACAGAAGTACCGCATCAGCGAGCTAACAAGTCATGGTATTAGAACAGAAATATATACAGGGGATGAAGAAAAAGGAGACAATAAGAGTACCTCACGATATACACATCGAAACGCTAAGCGATGACAGAAATACCAAGAGCTTACTTGTTGACAGATATGTCGTAACAAAGATAGAAAAGAATGCTACATTTGTGGCGAATTATTTATTTGAAGTAGTAGAAAGGATAACAAACACTATTGATGAAGACACCTCACTGGGAGTTATAGTAAATGACCTACGACGAAAAGACATATTCTTTGAACTGTGGTTCGATATCGTTAGCCCCTGGGAGATATACCTCTATGACATCGAAGAGGTATCATCAGACCGGTATCTCGATCTTATGCTCGATGACAGAATCATCACTACGCATAACAGGAAGATACGCAATATTTTTTAATCATTATTAACACCTAAAAACAACACCATTATGGAAAAGAACAACAAAATTCTTAGTGACATCGTCGTCTTTAATAAGTACGCCAAGTTTTTATCTCACGCCAACAGACGGGAGACCTGGGACGAGATATGTGATAGGTATGAAGGTATGATGAAAAAGAAATATCCCTCCCTCGCTATAGCTATTACCTCAAAAATGACGATGATTCGCGATAAGAAGGTGTTGATGAGTATGCGGGCGGCACAGTTCTCTGGTCCCGCTATAGTAAAGAATGAGTCTCGGGTATACAACTGCGCCTACCTCCCCATCGATGACTACAGGTCGTTCTCGGAGATAATGTTCCTCCTCCTTGGAGGCACGGGAGTAGGCTTCTCGGTGCAGTACCACCATATCAATAACCTCCCTGAGATTCGTAAGCCCCTGAAGGAGCAGAAATACCTCGTCGGCGATAGCATCGAGGGGTGGGCTGATGCCGTCAGGCACCTCCTCTCATCATATTTCGGCGATAGGAAAACGAAGCCCCACTTCGACTTCACTGATATCAGAGCCAAGGGATCGCGCCTCGTAACGGCGGGAGGGAAAGCCCCCGGACCGGAGCCCCTGAAGAGGTGCCTCTTTAATGTCGAGCTTATCCTCGAAAGGAAAACCGATGGGCAGAAGCTCACGACCATCGAAGCCCACGATATAGTATGCCATATCGCTGATGCCGTCCTTGCTGGTGGCATCCGCCGTGCTGCCCTGATATCGCTCTTCTCTGCCGATGATGATGTCATGCTGGCTGCGAAGGCGGGACCGTGGTGGGAGAAGAACCCACAGAGGGGTCGCGCCAATAACTCGGCAGTGATACTTAGGCATAGGGTAACGAAGAAATTCTTTAGCTCACTATGGGAGAAGATACAAAATAGTGGTTGTGGCGAGCCGGGGATATATTTCTCCAACGATAGGGATTACGGTTGCAACCCATGCTGCCTTGGTGGCGACGAGCTATTAAAAACTACCGAGGGCAATATTGCGATATCCTCATTAGCTGATAGCGACTTCAATATAATAAACTATAGGGGAGAGGTAAAGCCTGCCACGGCATGGTGTACTGGCGAGAAGGAGCTTTTTGAAATAAAAGCAGGTAACACCAAGGAACCATACACCGTAAAGGCTACTGGCGACCATAGGTTTATGCTTAATGACGGCACCGAATGTGAGGTCTCCAACCTTAAAGGAAAGAAGATAATGCCTTTCTATTCCCACCGCAGCGACTTCTCTTCTGAAGATATAAAATATGGCTTCCTAATTGGGGACGGCTCTTTCAGAAAAGACCAATCAATACATAAGAATATAGAGTGTAGCTTCACTCCCACTAAAGATGATGAGGTAAAAGCCCTCTTCGGGAGCGGTAATGCTAAGGTAACATTTACCACTGCGGTATCGTATGGTGTCATGGAGGGGCGTGGCATCGACACTCGACAACGCACCTTCAATAGGCTCCTCCCCGATAATGTTACGGCGGAGATGCTATGTGGTTTATATTCCGCTAATGGCAGCGTCATTACCAACCATAGGGTAGCCTTAAAGACTACATCATACCGATTGGCGATACAGGTATTGGATGCTTTATATGACCTTGGTATGGAATCGGCATATATCACTACCAACAAATCTACTGATGTTGAGTTCGCCAACGGCACCTATACGTGCCGCCAGTCCTATGATATTAATATCTCTAATCTAAAAGACATGATATCTTTTGCTTCTAAGATCGGCTTCGTACAAACATATAAGAGGAAAGCCCTCGAAGATACCATTAAGGTTAAGGCTCCTTTTGTGTATTCAATAAAATCTATTGGCATAGATACGGTATATGATTTCAGCATCGATGACGACACCCATTGGGGTATAGTTAATGGTCTCGTTGCCCACAACTGCGAGATCGCCCTTAGGCCATACTCTTTCTGCAACCTCACGGAAGTAAATGTCGGTAACATCGAGAGCCAGGAAGACCTTAATAGGAGGTGTCAGGTAGCGGCATTCTTCGGCACCCTACAGGCGGGATACACCGACTTCCACTACCTCAGACCCATATGGCAGGCGACAACAGAAAAGGACGCCCTCATCGGTGTCGGTATGACGGGGATATGTAATGGCGAGATACTGAAGTACGATCTTCAGATGGCGGCGGCATATGTTAAAGATACCAACATAGAAGTAGCGGAATTAATAGGGATAAATCCTGCGGCTAGGCTAACAACCATAAAGCCTTCGGGGACAACGAGTTGTGTCGTCGGCACCTCCAGTGGCATCCACGCATGGCACTCGAAGTTCTACATCAGGAGGATGCAATGCACCAAAGATGAGGCTCTATATAAATATCTGAGTCACTACCACCCTGAGCTAGTAGCAGAATACCACGCCCTCCCCAACACCGCTGTCATTGAGATACCCCAAAAAGCTGTCGATAGCGCCATCACTCGCGAGGATGAGACGGCACTGGATTTATTGGAAAGGGTATCGAAATTTAACAGGGAATGGGTCGCCGAGGGGCACGTTTCGGGATCAAATACTAACAATGTCTCAGCTACGGTGTCCATAAAAGAGGACGAGTGGGACGAGGTTATGGAGTGGATGTGGAAACATAAGAGCGAGTTCAACGGTCTCTCCGTCCTTCCCTATGATGGCGGCGTCTACCAGCAGGCTCCCTTCGAGCCTATTGCGGAGGCGGATTTCGTGCGCCGCTATGACAGGCTGACAGAGATTGACCTCACTAAAGTCGTTGAGAGTGACGATAATACCGACTTGAGTGGCGAGCTCGCCTGTGCGGGAGGTAGCTGTGAAGTAGTAAATGTATAGAAATTGTGTATAAATTATTTATGTATCTTTGTGTATGGCAGTCCAGAGGGGCGATTATAATAAGATAAAATATATCAACCTCTTGATGGAGGAAATCCACCATCTCAGTGATGATATATATGAATCTCTTATGGATGAGAACAACGTAGTGCTGAAGGACACCATCCACCAGCTTACCGCTCTCCTCCATGAGGTTGAAAAGAAAAACATAGATGACACAGGAACAGCGTGAATATGCTATCTATCTATATAAAAATGTTACCCAGAACAAAACACATATCGCGCGTGAGCTGATAAAGAAATTCAAGCTAAGCATAACAGAGGATGGCTGCCGCAAGGCGGTGCGTCGGTGGGTAAAGAAAATAGATAGCACGGGATTAGTAGAGCAGTGTGAGGAAGCGGGGCTTCCCATCGATAAGGTTAACCACTATTGGTATAAGGGGGAGCACTTCTCCATCCATGTCAAAGACGAAAACATCGTCAGCTATGACGAGGTGCGCGATGAAATCATCGACTCCATGCGCGAGCACGCCCCCAAGTATCCCACCATCGTTAGGGAGAATGTCCGCGATGGACACCTCCTCGTTGTCGATCCCGCCGATATCCACATCGGTAAGTTGGCGACATCACTAGAGACGGGAGAGGAATACAACTCCCAGATAGCAGTGCAACGCGTCAAGGATGGCGTTCAGGGGATACTGGATAAATCCGAGGGCTTCAATATCGATAAGATACTCTTCGTTGCGGGTAATGACATCCTCCATATCGACACTCCCCACCGGACGACGACGAAGGGAACACCACAAGACACCGATGGGATGTGGTATGAGAACTTCCTCGTCGCCAAGAAGTTATATGTCGAGGTCATCGAGATGCTCCTCGCTATCGCCGATGTACACTTCATCTTCAACCCCAGCAACCACGACTACACCAATGGCTTCTTCCTCGCCGATACCATCAGCACCTGGTTTATGAACTGCGCCAACATAACGTTCGACGTCAGTATCAACCACAGGAAATACTATAGGTATGGCAACAACCTGATCGGTACTACTCATGGCGATATGGGTAAGCTCTCCGACCTACCTCTTCTTATGGCTCAGGAAGCCAAGGAGGAGTGGGGTAAGACGAAACACAAATACATCTATACGCACCACCTCCACCATAAAGTCTCCAAAGACCATATCGGCGTTACCGTGGAGAGCCTACGCTCCCCCTCCGGTACCGATGGGTGGCACCACAGGAAGGGCTATGCCCACGCCCCCAAAGCCGTTGAGGGCTTCGTCCACCACAAGTCTCACGGTCAGGTGGCTCGTATCACACACTTATTCTAAAGGGGCTGAAAGCTTTTAGGGGCACCTTATAGTATGGCGCTCCCTTATCCTGCTCTATGGGGTGGTTGAAGATATCTTCACGATTCATATATCCTACCACGATAACCTCATTGGGGGTGGTGGTCTCATTATATTTCGTGGCGATATATATGTCTTTGGGTTTATTGATGACGTCATGTATTTTCGGCATCACATATTTGAAGTAGTTCTTGGTAGCTGACTTTATCTCCACCTTTTTATTGCTGATGACGAGATCATAATCGTCGGGTACTCCTGTGGTATCGAGTCCTTTCGCTCGCTCCTGCACTTTGAAGTTTTGTTCGAGCCATTCTGATGTGAGCATCTCACATACTATGCCTCGCCATGCCTCTACCCCCTCGTATCGCCACTTACCCTGAGGTATTTCTGTGAAGCGTTTTATCTGCTCTTTGGCAAACTGTATGTCATTATCACTAACGGATAGTGTTATCATTATTTCGCCGTTGCTTTAGCTTTAGCTTTCGCTTCCGCTGCTTTCGCTTTCGCTGTTGGCTTCGCCGTTGCTTTAGCTTTAGCCTTCGCTTTTGATTGGCCTTCTTCTTTCTTATCGCTGTCTTTAAACATATCCTTAACGATAATGCTTCTTATATCTTTATAGAAAGGAAGGAGGTTTAGATTCCCTGCCGCCTCTATTGCCATACGCCCTGTCATTTCATCAATATATTTTTGTCGCGTTTCCGGCTTCTTAGCCGTTTGTGATCTTACTATTACAGCGTAAGCGCGTGCTGCTGAACGTACTGCGGGACTTAGAGGGCCTGCAAAATTTCTTAACATAAGCTCTTCAAAGCCATATTTACCAAAATCTTCAGGGGATATTTGTGAAAAGACGATACTATGTTTAAAGGCATCATATAATTTGCCATCTCTAAGGTCTTGTAAAAACTTTTCATTACCTTTTTCTATTAGTAGGTTTATAGGCATCATAGGAATGTTTCCTAATGTCCTTCGTGTAAACAGCGATACCGCTGATCCCACTATCTGTCGTGATATTAAATCTTCAATGTCTTCATCATCCTCTTCTTCAACTCCAAAGAGACTCTGAAATGCATTTCTAAACACATTATATAACACCACATATGCTGACATCCTTGCTGTTACCCCCAGCATTAATGCCGCCCCCTTTACAGGACTTAGCTCCCCAACGCCCATCATAGAATATATAGCTGTTCTAGCAGTAGTATATTCATATAAACTAAATCGAGCCATATAACTATTAACGGCTCTTAACATTTTCTTTCCACTCCCTTCGTTCCGGGCTACATTTTTCATTATGCTCTCGAAAGGGTTGGTGGTAGTAGATGCCCTTACCGAAGCTTCATCAGCCGATAGGGTAGCGGCATCTATGGCTTCTTTATTTTCTTTCATATATTGAGCATCATTGTCTCTTATCTTATCAAAGTCCACTTTCTGTCCTGAGACCTCCTGAAATTTAGTGGCGAAAGTGCCAAACCATAATGGTCGCGACAAGGCTTTATCGGGAGTAGATATTAAGGCTCCCGCGATGGTAGATGTTAACTGCGATAATCTCTTTGTGCTGTTGTTATGGACAAAAGCAATCATGTTTTTAACATCATTAACAGCCGACGAGCCTACATCTTTTCCTCTTGAAAAGTATCCGCTGTCTGCATATTTACCGGCAAGTTTTTCCGCGCCATAGAGTTTGTTTGTTTCGGCACTCTCTACATTTTGTAATATGTTAACACTATCATTTGATATACTGACTTTCATATATGTTGTTAAGCCTTTGGATAATTCTTTTGGCGATGACAACATTCCATATAAATAGTTACTTGATAACTCCGCCGCGGCCCGTGGCACTGAAGCCAGGGCGGCATAATATCCTATGTTCTTTACTTTCGTTAACACCTTGTCCCACCCCGTAAGTGATGAAAACTGATTCTCAAAAACTAACTTTAATATGTTTTCTACCCCCATTTCTAAAGAGGCTGCCCCCTCCTTTTGCAGTTTACTGGATTTAGGGTCAGAATCAATGGTATCTTTAACTTTCTTAACGGTTTTTCTAACCGTCTTTATTACCTCAGTCATATTATAATCCAGTAAAGTCATTCTACTTGCTCGTCTTCCCGAACTTATAGGATCAAAGTTTATGGGTTTAGCCCCTTCGGTTCTGGCTAATAGATTTCCTGCTTTTGTGGAGGGGTTAACAAATTGTTCCTGTTGATTTAGAAAGTCTTTAGTTTCTTCTTGTGATATTACCTGATGATGAACATAGTTGTTAAGCATATCAACCCTGTTGCCCCTAATAACTGAGGACGTATAAAGGGCTTTAGGTCCCAAAGAGGCATTAGCTTCTTCTATAATCTCCAAAGCTTTCTTTTCTTTTTTGCTTAGGCTATCTTTAATTTTCTTAGCATCTATCTTCCCATCTACGGTAAACTCATCTTTTATCTCTTTCAATATCCTGGCATCATGGTCATTGACAATGTTCATGCGTAAATTGTCTGCTGCTTTTATGGTTTCATTTATAAAATCTAGGGCTGGAGCGACAGTGGCATTACCCTCATTAGCTTGATATTCCTGCTGTAAGAGGTATGCCATTATTTTATAACGCGACTTAACAACTTTGTTGGGATTGGAAATAAATTGTGATGATATTAGATTCTCTGCCGTGTCATACTTCTCATCCATTGCTGCCTGCTGAGACTCATATGAGCTCCACTTTTTTGCAAGCTTACCAAACGTATTATTAAATATATTTTTGTTTTTTAGGTTGCCAAATATTTGATCTATAACAGTGATGGGATTAGATTCCATTTGCTTTAGGGTAGAAGTTGTTTTTCCTCCACTTATGGCAGTTTTTATATTTCCATATAGTGTGCTAAAGAAACGAAGATATTTCTTTTCATCTATCTTTTTTACTGCCGGCAAAATTTGTGTAGCGGCAGTATTGGAATCCACTTCAGTTAATATTTGTATGGCAGCATGGGGAAGGAAACCATTCTCGATGTTGTCTTTAATTTTCATTATGTTATTTAAAGTATCTCCATCAAGATCATTAAGATCTTCTTTTGTCAGATCATTTATTCTGTCTGCTGTATTTTTTTCATCCTGCAAATCCAGGTTGTCAATGTTAGCTTTGTCATCGAGAATATCTTGCGTCAGTCTGTCCCTTTCGGTAATATACTCATCCACCATCTTCCTTGTGGGAGTGTCTTCTAATATTATCGCCAGCTCTTCGAGGGTCGCTCTATCGAATTTATTTAATGTGGACTCAGTAAAGTCTTCAGCTTTCTCCCTTATCGCCTTTTTATCCTCTTCAGTAAGGAATGGTTTGTTTATCAAGTCGATGATGTCTTTAGTTTTCTCTTTTACTTCAGGCTCTACGACTTCAACTTCTTCTTCTATTTTGTTGAGAATATTATTAGCATCTTTTGATGTCTTACCTTTCTCTTTAAGGTTAAGCACGCGGGCGCTACTGCCAAACTCATTTACTATATCAAAGTATTTGTCTAATTGACTAAGGGGTATTAAGGTAGGGTTTATGGCAAACAGTTTCTTTAAGAGTGGGAACAGGTTTTGCGCTGTGCCTATCTTCCTTTTTATATTTTTCAATGCCCTCTTTCGTTGTTTGTTGGCCTTACTTATTTGCTCTACATATTCAGCTTTTTTAAGAACCTTTTTAGTATAGTCGATAAAGGCTTCTCTCTTAGTTTCGTTGAGGATATTCATCTTATCGAACTTATTTAATATCGCTCTCACTTGTGGGATAGTCAGCTTCCCTTTACCTTCTTTTAATATGGCATTAAGCTCTTTGCTTAATTCATCCTTTAAGGCTTTCTTTATTTTTGCCGCTTCTCTTTGTTGCGCTTTCGCTTCTCTTACGCCAGCCTTTTTTCCTGTCTCCAGATCTTTTAACATCCACTTACGCAGTTGCTTATCTGTCACTTCTATAACCTTATCGGCGGCGATCTTGAATAGCTTGCTTATCGATGGTGCTGCTTTAGCAGGCATCTTTAACATTTTCTTTACCTCCCTTACCGCTGCATCACGCTGCGTATCAGTAGCCTGCTCGTACCATTTGGTGCCTTGGAGGTAGGCTATTGCTTTTTTAGACTGCACCTCTTTCAAGGTTTTAGCATCAAGGTTGGGCTGTCGCTTTTTTATCTCTGGTACGATACGATTTTCTATTTCCCCAAAGACCCTCTCCTTGCTGGCTTTCTCTTGAAGAGCCTCTGCCTGAGCCATCATATTGCTGATAGCATCTTTAGCCCCTTGTCCTAAGTCAGGGTTGTCTTTTAAGAACTGCCCCGTCCTTTCTTTATATCCATCAAGCCACTGCTCATAGGGCTCTGCCTGCTCTTCTATGGGTGCCTCTTTTGTTTTGGCATCAAGCTCCTCAGCACTCTTTATCATGTTATCCATCACATCGATAACTGACTGTGGTGTATCAGGGTTGTCTTTTAGGAAATCTTCTTTTGCTTTTCTATATTCTGCTGCTACCTCGCCAGCATCTTCGGCAACCTCCTCCACTACTTCTTCTTTTACTTCTTCCTTTTTCTCTTGGCGCTCCTTAGCCTGCTTCTTTATCTGTTCCGCTTTCTTCTCAGCTTTACTGAGCCTCTTCTTCTTGGGCTTTATCTCCTCCTTAACCTTTCCCACCACAGCTTTAGCGGGAGCCTTCTTTACTGCTTTCTTCTGTGCTTCCGCCTTAAAGTCCTTTATGACACCCGGCAGGTCCTCGCTCCACTCGAACTTCTTATCCTTATCACGCTTCTCCTTTATCTTCTCGTTAAGGCTTATGAGCTGCTCCTTAACGCTTTCTATCGTCTGGGGGCTCGTCTCCTCAAAGACCATAGACACCGTATGTACGGATGGGCGGGCATCTTTATCCTTCGTGGACTTGTCATAGAGGGTAAATACCTTCTTTGGGGTTCCCCCCTTATCCTTCCGAACCTGCTCCTGTATTACAACATTATCATCTATAATTTCAGTATCATCCAGTTTTGCTTTAGCCTCAACGTCCATGTACCTTGTATCCCCAATAACCACCCCAGCATCTACGTAGGCGCCTTCTATAAACCCCTGATAAGGATTATACACACCCGCCAGATGCACTTCATAATCATCGGGCTTTATCTCCTCAGTAACCACTTCCTCCTTAACCTCTTCCACCACAGCTTCAGCGGGAGCCTTCTTTACTGCTTTCTTCTGTGCTCGCTCTACTATCTTCTTTTTATAATCCCTTAATTCCTTAGATGCTTTTTTCTTTGCTTCTAAATCTTTGCCTTGATATGCTTTTGTTTCAGCATCTTCTAATTCTTTTAATTTAGCATCTTTTTTACTTCCTATTCTGACTATTACTTTAGCAGGCTGAACGACTTTTCCGTCTTTCATTATTTGTGGAGATAATACTTTGTCAATAATCCCAACACCTTCTTCTAGATTTTCATCAATCTCAAAGTCTGGTTCAAGCTTCATGCCTTCATTATATTCTCTCCCCTCTAAATCCACTATCTCATATCCTTCCTTTTTTAATTCTTCTTCTATTTTATTTATTAATTCTAATTCTTCTTTAGTAGCTACTGCTCCTTCAGACATATTTCTTTTTAATTTATTAATAGTATTAAGCTTTTCTTCAGGGGTGGTAGCTTCTTTTAATGTCGAAATATGACGGTCTATCTGTTTTCTTCCCCTTTCTGGTTTCTTTTCCTCCTCCTCTACCACCTCCTCAGCAACAGGGGCTTCTTCTTTTACGACAGGCTCGCTTATAACCTTCTTTATGGTTTCGTCAATCTCGCTTATCCTGTTACGCTCTTCTTCTGTGGTCTCCTCAGCAAGGGGCTTTATCTTTTCCTCTAGCTGTTTCTTTTCATTTAGCAGATCAAATATCTGCCTCTTCTTCTGTGTCGGCATTGCAGGGTCTAATGACGATAGTGTCGCTGCCGCCAGCTCTATCTCCCTCTTCTGCTTCGCCGCATCGGCATGGGTTATGTTGCCTGCTATTATCTGATTCTTAAAGCTTGTGGTAAGGATATTTCTAAACTCAGGGTTAGTGATTACCTGCTCCAATAATTCAAACTGCTGGTCGGTAGCTTTAGCCCCCAAATTGTGTTCACTATATCCTGCGGGCACCGCCATCAGTCCGTGGACTATCTTTCCCCCTATCGCCTCCTGAGCGCCAGCAACGACGGCGTCCTCCAACATTTTCATGCTAAAGAAATCAACGTCCTTAAAAAGCTCTTTACCTTTCGCGGTGTTGTATATATCTTTAATGCCTATCTCTGCCACCTGCTGTGTGAATCCCGTTTCAAACTCTGCCGCTCCCGCAGCAATAGTGCCGGCGACACCTCTCTTTAATATCCCTTTAAGCAAATCTCTTTTTACTTCTTTTATTGCTATGTCTTCGAGTACCTCAAAGGTAGCTCCTTTAGGGGCTCTCTTTAACACCCTGTCAACAAGTTTCCCTATAACTCCAGCCTTACCTTTAAGGACGTTTCTCAACCCAAAGTTTTCCAATACTCCAACAACAATGGCTGTGGGGGCTTTAACGAGCCACCTCTCCCGCTCGGATATCTCCTTGAACTCAGGATTCTTTTCCATCTCCTGATTAAGGAAGTCTATTACCTGTAACCCAAATACCGAAGCGCCGGGAACGGCTTTGGCAAAACTATGAATGGTCTTACCTAACCCCGATGTCGAGCCTGCAAGCATGGCGATACGCGCGGGTGTTACTGCTGATGCCCCCAACATAGCGGGGACACTCTCCACAAGACCATACCATGCTCCACCCCAAAAATCTTGCTTTGCTTTCTCTAAGCTTTCGGGAGTAGCATCCGACCCCAGCACATGAACAAAAGATTTTCGTATTGCGGGAAGCTCCTTTTTATATTCTTTCTTTAGCTTATCGGCGTCGCCTTCAACAAGACCTACCGCATTGGCAGCCTCTACGGCAAGATCGATGCCTATATCTGTGGCGCCACCGGCTATCCAACCAAAGCCATTAAGAAAAGCGTTCCATGTATTTCCTATTGGACCTCCCTGAGAAGCCTTCAATTCAAACTGCGCACCCATAAGTGCTTCAATCTCCTCCTGACGGGATATCGTCCCCTTTCTGTCGGCATTATATTGTTTGTTAAGACGTATAACTTCTTCTTCATCTTTTAAAAGTTTCTCTACATCACGTTTTAGTTCTGGTGGTATATGTCCATTTTTCTTAGCCTCCTCAAAGCGAATCTCTATATCAGCATTCTGCTCGGCGAAGTTTTTGTTTATCTGTTCTATGGTGCCCTGGTCTATGCGTAGCTGCTCTACCTGTGATAAGACCGCCGCCTTTTCATCGTCGATAAGTGTCTGGTCATATATCTGTGCAAAGGCTTCTCTGTCTTTTGCTTTCGCCGCCTCCAGTACTTTTGTTATATCGCCACGGATGGGGTCTGAAGCATTTTCTTTTAGGAAAGCACGCAACTTCTCAGCCTCCTTTTTATCCTGAAAGTCAAACATCTGGTCAAGATTAAACCACTGTGGTTTAGCCCCCTCTTTTTTTGGGCGCACTAAAACTTGATCTGTGGGAGAAACAGTCTTCTCAAAATCGAAACCATAGACACCATACATCTTCTGTAGTATGGGAACTACATCGTCATCTTGCTGCCCTAACAGGAACGCTCCGACCACTCCATCGAGGGGTATATCTTTAGCGCTTTTTATGTGTTCTCCTGAGAGGTCTTCATCTCCCCACTTATCCCATCCCTGCTTCTCGCCAAGCTCTTCTATCGTTTCGGGCTCGGCACTCATTATTTTTTCTTTTTCAACAGTGTAAAGATCGCGTATTGATTTCATGGTGTTCTCCCATCGCGAGCGCAGTGATGATACATCTTTCTTCCAAGACCCTTCTCCAAAAGCGAGGGCCTTTTCTTTATCTTTGCCAAAATCATAAACTTCGCCTCTTCTTTTAGCTTCATTATATACTTTCTCCCAATTTGCTTCATTAGACATATTTGTCCATGTCCCATCTTCGTTTTGGAAGAGTGAAGGGAAGCCTACCCAACTACCGTCTTCCAGTTGTTCGGCTCGCATTAAATGTGTTGATGGGTCTTGGCCTTCGTAAAAGGGGGTCTCTGAAGTCTCCCCGCTCTTTTCGTCTATATAAACTTCTCCCTTTCTTTGTTTAGGTAAATCGGCTTTCTCTTCCTTATATTGTGGTGTTGCAGGCTTTTCCTCTGTGACTTCCTCAGTCTTTACGACATCTTTATCTTCAGTTAAAACAGAAACAACCGCAGGCCCAGCCTCCTCTTTTCCCTCTTCTGAATCCGATGTAATAACTTCTCCCTCCTTTTCTATAGGAGATACCCCAGCCTCGTCTTTTTTTTTTACTAGATCATAGAAATCGTTATAGTCCCCTAATGTTTCTTCTCCAAAGTTTGAATGAATATCTTGTATATAAGTATCGTCATTAGTGATAAGCTCATAGAAATCGTTATAATCTCCCAGTACCTCTGTGCCCCCTAATCCGCTATATAGCTCTTGTATGTATTTCTCATCCATAGGTTTTATTTCTTTCTTTTGGAAGCATTTATATTAGTCTTTCCTGGCGCCGCCACTCCCGCTTTCAGTGACTCATTATATTTTTTGGAATAGGAGTTTATGGCATTAAGAAGCGCTGTGTTAAAATCTTTAATATTGGCACCACTAGCCCATTGGGGTACACCAGCGGTTGTTCCACTATAATTTACTGACGCAGTGTATTCTTCCCCTTCGCCTATCTGTATTTTAATATCTTCATTGTCGGCAGAGAAAGTAATTTTAATTTTATCTGGACTTATTTTGCCCCCTCCAAAATCCTTTATATGAGATATTATTTCTTCTTGTACTGAATCTTTTATCTCTTGTCGGTTTTTTTGATCCTTAGTATCTTTTTCGAGCCACTCTTTTATTGTAGTCTTTTCTATACCTAAGGACGCAAGTTCGCTCATATCAGCTCTCTGTCCCTCAACAATCTTTATATCTCCTTCTTTGCCACCAAACTGCGCTTTGCCATAGTCCCACCCGGTTTTTAAATCTGCGACATCCTCATATTTATAAACGTGCTTAAAGGCTTCCTCAGGATTTTTTTTGTCAACAGTAATTTCTTCGCCCTCCTCTCCTTTTCTCTTTGGCTTCATCGTTAGCACCACTCTGTCAGGATATATTTTATAACTAGCAACTGTCCCCGCTTTTATGTCTGTATCGATAAGAGTATCGAGAGTATTCTCATCGCCTCCCGCTATCTTATGGGTAAGCTCATATGCATCGACATAAGATTGCTGCTTATCTATTTTTGATTGTGGTGTAGGTCTGGTCTGGGTTTGCTTAACCTTCCTTTTCTTATATCCCACCATAGTATCTATAGCATCTCCTGCCATCCTGCGGGCATAGTCTTTCTGTTTATCTGTAGGTACTGCCGTCCATGTCTTAGACTGCTTATCTAATACCATCTTTACAGCGAGCGAGGTACCGTCTTCTGCTGTTCCCTCAGGAACCTCATCGCCCTCCTCATATGGTACGAACTCATCATAGCCGCTATCGAATAGGGCATCGCCATAGTCGTTGTCGGTAGTATATAGAGAGCCTATAACAGATTCCTTGGCTTTATTAAACTTATCAACAGCCGCACCACCAAGGATAAATCCTCCCTCCTCAATCTCAAAGGCGCCGAAGTTCTTCTTGTACTTGCCTACCCTCTCTGCTAGGTTGAACCTGTCGACGAGGACGTTAGGCGTCTTGTTAAGCGCCGATATCGGCATGATACTGCCAGCGATAACATTCCCTTTGTCGTCCCTCTTGGCATATACTAAGTTGCCATCACTACCCCACTCAAGGCTGTAGTCTTTGAAAGCCTCCATCTCGGCGATCTTCTTATTCTGCCACAGCTCCCTTTCGCTGTTGGTGCCTTTTCGTGTGCGCTCCTCTATCGTTGCGAAGCGGTTGTTCTTTTGTTTTACTGCGGTGTCATATTCTGCCCACCGCGCCTGTACGTTATTCTGGATATTGCGATACTCGCGAGGTTGTATCTGCCCGTTCTTGAGCTTTTTATATGCATCATATACTAACTGCCTACCTCTATCTGCTGTGTATAGTATGGTCTCATTGAACTCAGGGTTCATACCCATCTCTACGTCGCCAACTATCTTCGTGGTCTCAGTGAACAGCGTATCGAGCTTCTCTCTCTCTTTCTCTCTGCTTTCCTCTACGGCGCCGAGCCTTTGTGCTATTCCCCCTGTTACTTTCGACCAGTCTGTTGGGGCTCCTCTTCTTACGTATCCTGCGTATTCCATTTATTTTTATTTAATTATCCTGGATTCCAAGGATTCCAATAATATGGCGTTGTTAACGCCGAAGGCGCTAAACCTCCACCCAGTGAAATTTCTTGTCCACCCATTGGCGTATAATCTAGTCCTGTTGATACAGCGCCTAATGAATGAAGTGGGAATGGCCCCGTATATGTCTGACTTAGAGGTTGTGACATAGGATTCATGCCCGGCTGGAAAGGACCTAACCCACTATAGATGGGCGGCCTTCCAACTCTGCTGGTCTGTGAAGTATCCCCTCCTATATTTACCATCCCTGTCATTGCTGCGGGATCAACTTTATCTTTTCCATATAATGGAGAATATTTCAATCCCAGCTCTGCCGCCGTTCCTAAGCCACCAATAATACTTTGAACTCCTGCCTGCTGTCGTTGTGCCCCTTCTGCTGCTGCCTGACCAGCACCCTGTAAGCGCATAAAGCCAAGCTGAGCCTCTCGCCCTGTAGCCTGATTCTCTATAGCTTGAGCCTGTCGTGCCCTCTCTAAATTTCTGGCATACTCCATCTTCTCAAGCTGTGCCGCCAGAGCAAGATCCTGTTGCCCCTGCTGTCTCTCTAATCCTGTCAGTCCTCCGAGCACACCCTCGGCTCCTGCCGACTGTAGTGCCGCTACTCCTGTAGCGTAGCGCTGTGCCTGGGCTTCCTTAGCCAAATCGAAACCTCGCATGGGGATTCCTATCCCCTCCATAAGGTTTTTGGCTCGTAAATTTTTAATGTCTGTAGCGAATTTTTCTGATGCCTTCTCAGCCTCACGTCGTTGTTGACCCCCTTTTATCGTATCATAGATACCCATTCCAGTGGAAACTAACCCTAATCCTGCTGCTACTGCTAATGGTATTGGCATAATATTTTATTTAATACTGTTAATGCAAAGATAATAAATCTTAGGGATAACTTTTGAACACCTCCGATGTGATGGCGAAGAGTTCCACCGCCGTTGTCGTGGTATTCGTTAAGCTTACCTCCATATAATATCCTCGCGCACCATAAGACTCCGCTACCGCATCTTTAAAATACAATATATAGTCTCCGTTAACAGGTGCTGTGCCGGCTATCGTTCCACACGACCCATCACTCGTTAAGCTTATGGTTAAAAGTGTATCGTCTATTGCTGTTATGGTGCCCCCTAATGTTGGTGTAGCACCGAAATATACAGTATCGCCGATACTTACAATACTGCCAAGGCTGAAATTAAACAACAAGGTTGTTACGTTGATGGTGTAATTATCGAAAGAAGGCCCCGCTGTAGTCATTATATCACAGTCAAGACTTAGCAGAATATCACTGTCTACCGCCGTTACTATTGCTGATTTGCCAGTAGTAGTGTTATTAACAGTATCTCCAATGCTTACTGTGGTAAGGAAGTTCTGACCCGTTTGCTCAAGCTTATCCGCTACAACATTTGTTGTTGTCCCCGAATCTGGAACCGTCGTCGTTACCGTCGTTACTGTCCCTATCCCCTGTGCCGACATCAGATCAATGTCGATATTGCCGCTGTCTCTCCTTATATATGCATAGTAGTCGCCCTCCTTTAATTGGAAGTATGTTGAGTCGATGGCTCCCGTTCCGAAGTCTGTAGTTATCGCTGCCGTCCACGGATCATCGCCCTCAAGACCAATCGTCTTAAACATCTTGGCATCGAGGGGGGCGTCATTGAATACCGTCTGTATCGTGGAGTTGTACTGCACCCCGTAGAAGTTGTTTCGTGCCGTAGCATCATCGCGGTGTCGGTACAGATTGCCGTCACTCATAGAGTAGAAGTTGGTGTTCATCCCTATCATCCACTCAGGAGTATATGAAAAGAATGACGTCCATCCATTTAGCTTATGAGAATATGTTACCGTTACCGCTGCCATTATATTGTTTTCCAGTTAGTGTCGGTCCCTGTATCTGTATGTTTCATATATATATTATCTGTTGTTGGTTTTTTATACTTAATTCTACACTATGACCCATGTATCTGTAGCTATTTTTTTTAGAGTAACAACCTCCCTCGATGCGGCTACATAATTACCAGAACCGCCAGGGGGATGATATAGAGTTACCCCTCCATTCATTACCGTCATTGTTCCTGTGTCTATATTAACACACCCTATTTCTGTTCCTATATCAAAAGGATGACTTGCATTAGTTGGTATTCTAACATTAACATTTAATGCATTTGTTAAAACAATAAATTTATTGTTATCAACTATAGTAATAGAGTATGTTGTTAGGACTGTGTTTTCTACAGTTTTATATACAATATTACACCAATCAAGGTCATCGCCAATATCATTATACTTCATATATAGTTCACTTCCTGTAACAATAATGTCTCCTGGGACACCATAGGTGGCAACAGAGGTTGGATTATTAGAAGTTTCTACTGTTGAAGAACCATACATATTAGGATACAAGTCCATGTTAGGCCATGCTGATGCAGAGTCTATAGTTAGCGTCTCATCATATACCACTTGGTTTTGATACGTTGTTGACGTGGAGCCGTCAATCCTTATCTTCAAGGAGTCCCTATATCTCGTAAAGCGTGTTGCCTTAGTACGAACTTCGGGGGAAGGATTATAAAAGTCTTTAAATATAAGCCTCGTACCAGAATTTGATGCCGAGTCCCAATAAACGCCTAATGGCCCTTGTTCTTTATCAGTACCTGATGCCTGTGATCCTACAGCAAAAAATAAAAACTCAAAGATAGTCCAATTAGCACAGTCTTTTATATAAATAGGAGAAGTTGCCGAATTATTATATATCCCTGTATCCGTTCCTACGATATCACTAAATGTGCATTCTATCATTTTAAATATCGCCATACTGCCATCATCGATTTCTATGCATTGTTGGCTATCAAGAGCCCCTGTAAGCTGTCTAGTCCCCGTAAAAGACACATTCCTAAATGTTCCCCGCGTACCTTTAACGATAATTTTTGCATTAGATGTTATAGTATATGCTTCTCCTGACGTCATTATATCAGCCGAAAGGCTAAGCTGAGTGTCGCTATCTATTGCGGTTACATATGCGTGAGTGGCATCGGTGGTATTATTAACCCTGTCGCCAATACTTACCGTGGTAAGGAAGTTCTGCCCCGCCTCTATTAATTTGTCTGTAGTTGTTCCTGTAGTTGTTCCTGCATCTATCCCGCTAATAGCCGCTAGAGTAAAACCAAATCCACCGCCCCAAACTTCTATGCCTACACCAAAATCAATTTCTTGATTAGCGCTTAGGGGGATGTGGGCTCCCAACTTTACTATACCACCTTCGCTGGCGGCATTGAAAGCCACGATAGCACTATTGAAATCTGATAAGTTGTCAACAATTTTTACTACAGGCTCCGAATTATCAGCCCAGCTCATCACTCCTCCCGTCGTCGCTGCCAGCACCTGCCCCGTAGAGGTTGGTAAAGCTCCCGGCATCGTATAGGTAAGGTTTGAGCCCATACTCGCAGGCGACTTCAATGCATTGTAGTAGGCGGTGTCGCTTCCTAGCCTAAGCTCGTTCTCGTCATTGACGAGTAGTGGCGACTCCAATGTTAAAATGGTGCCGTCATATGTGAAGTCCGCCGAGTAGTCGAAGTCCGTCGCTCCCGCATTAATATAAGGAACGCGATTGGCTGCCCCCAATGATGGTATCGCCAATCCTGAGTTCAGGTTCGTCAGTAGGTTTGCATATGTGATAGACCTACTGCCGTAACTGCCGCCGAGGTCCTCAGAGATATCTAACAGATCCCCACTCGCGAGGGTCGTCATTGCCGTATATTGTGAAATTTTAGTCATAATACAAATTTAATATTTTTATTCTAATGTTTTATCCGAGCCTCCCTCCGTCGTTTTGTCAGTGTCGGGAGCAAATCCTCCTGCTCCCGCCTCCGTAACTTTCTTAGTTCCCGCGATACACTCATAGGTATCTATTACTCTGCCATCACGGGCTATCTTAATGGTGGTGTTATTATCCATCAGGTACCACTTATCCTGACCATTGAAGGGGATATAGTTGCTCGCTCCCGTAGCGTTAAGTGTCGGTGGCGATTCAAGTAATCTATCGTCATCTTCGGCGAGGACGAATACCCTGTCATTAAGTATGGGATATGCGAAGTCTCCGTTGTGATAGAAGTAGCTGTATTCCGCCGTTAGAGCACACGCCGCACTCGATGTATCTTGGGGACTGCCTCCGTCCATATTGAACCTGAATAATCCCTCCGGGCTCACAGAGATGATAACAACCGTCTCAACGCTAGTGCCGAAGCAGTTCGTTGCCGTTAGTCTTATAGCATATTCTCCCGATTCGCTAGGCTTACCCTCCAAAACGCCGTTATCGAAAGTCATGCCGTTAGGTAATATATCCTCAAGGCATACCCCAACAAGGGTGTATGTGGCATCTGTTGATCCCGATAGCTGCGATACCGTGGTGCCAGAGAAACATTGCGTAGTGGTATTGCCACCACCCACTGTTATCACTTTCGCTTCGGCGACTCTACAGTGTGTCCCTGAGAATACCGCTCCCCGCGTGCCACCAAAGAGGCTATACTCCTTGCAGGTGCTAACTATCGCCCACGATGATGGATTGTTGGTGGCATCGATAGTGTATGAGACATCAGCATTTTCAGTTAATGTTATTGTTGTAGTGCTAATAACTGGTATGGCGACTTCAGCGCACGAGCATCCTCCAGTCTGAACTACCATACCAGCATTATTTACTACTATCCAGGTATTTGAAGGCCCTGAACTCCCTAAAGCATAATATAATGTCGCACCCTCAAGCTTCGTCGTCCCTTCCGCATCAGTATATATTGTGTTGCTGGTCTCAGGGGCGATATTGGTGCCGTCATGGTAATATGTCGTTCCGGCGGTATCGGTGCATACATCAGTATCCGTTTCCCTTCCCGTAGTATATATCAGGAATGACGTCAGCGATGGCGCTACCGAACTCACGCACCACCCATCGGCTGTTGCCAAGGGGGAATATACTGTAAGCTCTCCCTTCGTTATCGAGGCGGAATATTTTGAGAATGACTCCGTTCCGACACCATTATTTATTGTTCCCCCATATGGGGCTACTAAGCTTATATCGTCCTCCGCTACTCCCGCCGCAATAAGGGCGTTATAGTTTGCTGTGGTGTTAAGACCAACATATCCCGTATCGAATATCGTTACGTCATTATATGTGAATACGAACCTATTGGGGGTATCTCTGGCGTCATAACCCAATGATGCCTGACCTATATTGGTGCCATAGTCCATGTCTACACACGATGTCCCCACCTGAGCCTCCGAGCATCCCGTCGTTCCCACAGGGATATTATCGGTATAGTCCCACAGTAGGTATAGGTATTTCTCATCCGAGGGTCTGTTATATACAAAGTCTGCCTCATAGGCTTGTGATACCGCATTATATGTCGCTCCAACCACCGTTGCTGCTGCCTTCAGTGATGCCGTATCGCCATTGGTATATTCCGTGTCCGTGACGAGGTAATACATCTTGTTATTAAGACCATCATTAAAGCCTTTATCGGCGCCGCTATCTGTTAGTATCGAGCCCTTTAATGTTACCGTATCTCCCGGTGTAGGTATCGATGCTGCTGGTGGCCACCCCGTTGTTCCCGTAAAGCGCCCTACGGTGCCTTTTGCGGGGATATATCCTGTGAAGGCTACATCGCTACCAGCATTTGAGGTGTAGTCATATGAGGGCTTATTTAAAAGACCGCCATTACATGGATTCGTTAGTGTTACCACCTCCCTGTCAATCTCTAAAGCGATGTTCTGCTGTGTAAGTGTTATATCGGTATTCACTGAGCAGGCAGTAAAACGTATCGTCGTAGATCGCACTGCCGCTCCCGGCGCCGTATTCGCTGTTATCGTTATCGTTACTCCGCCATCGCCTGACCCCGTTGCGGGAGCAATGGAAGCCCATGCTGGCGCACCGACAAGGGCTGCTGCCCATGCCACATCTGATGATATGTTAAGGGAGAAGGTCTGCCCTGCATTTGTCTTAGTAATGGTATCGCCATCGGTATAGCTTCCGACACTAAAGGAGCAAGGGAGAGTATCTGTAAGGTGTGCCATCACATACTTCTCGCTGTATGGATCTACGGCACCGAGCTGCACCGTTCGTGGCTCTGCTATGAAAAGGTCTTTGAAGTAGTCCCTCATCCCTTGAGAGCTAATCTCAAAGAGCCCATTACCGCCGAGCTTCATTATCGAGCCTCTTCTGACGTCGGTAAAATATAAGGTATTGCCCCACTGCCCAAATGATTCGGGGTTGTTGCTGATACCATATTCTCCCACATAGCTTACCTGCGTCCCTGCCACCTCCGATGACTGCGTTACGTTAAGGCTCCCCGATGCTGTACTCAATATACTTTTATTCCACGGCACATAAGACACCTTATTCTCTTGGAAGACGAGGAGGTTGGTGTCTCTGCTATATAGCTTCTGTATGCTTCCGAAGGAGATATCGAGGTTCTTAAAGTTTACCGTTGAGAGGTTGAACTCGTTGAGGTTATTGAGGAGCCTACTCGTTGGGGCGCTCCATGTTATGCTGTCTATCTTCCTTTCCTGCCTATAATCATCGATTATAGAATTTACGCGGGGGCTATATTGTATTATGTCTTCATTAAAATCATCTTTTATCCTATTGCTCTCTAAGCCATTACCGAAGGTGTAGGCATTGAAGTTGTTGTTTTGGATGTTTGCGGCAAGACCATTGAAGTTATTTATGTTTACCTCCGCTGGCACTCCTGCCGCTTGGTTCTGTGTATTACCATTATGGTACCCCGTTGCGGGATCTACGGCATAGGTGCCATAGAGTTCGTGGAATACGTCAATATCATTATCTATGGGGTCAGTTTCAAATATTAGTGGCGTCGATGTTTGCTTTAGGGAAAATTTAACTCTAATGAAATTAGGTACATTATTTAAACCTAATCCATAGTTCTCGTAGAGTGGCCCTTCAAAAAGAAGGGCTCTATCAGTAATCCCCTTCCCTTGTATTATCATCCTTATGGGATTAAATGGATTAGTTCCTAATTTTGCTCGCCCCACGGTATAATTCCAGCTCGTCTGTTTTTTCCAGTTTACCGTTCTTCTAAATAAAACATTTTCATTACCTACATCGGTTCCGTTAGCATCTAATTGAACAAAATCTCTATAGATATTATCTTCATAGAACCACTCTTCTATATTGACATAGTTTCTACTAGAAGTAAACTCCTGAAGTGGGGTGCTTATACTACCGCCTTTACCTCTGGGATTATTCTCATATATAGAAAATGATATTTGAGCTCCCGCATATATGGGTCTATCTATCGAAGTCCCTGAGTTGCTGATATCGCCTGCGGTATCTAATCCCCATGTGTCATCGGGAAAAAGAGCCCATCCTCCCTGAACAGGAGATCCTTTGGGACCCCATCCATCATCAATATCCTGTAGGGTGCCCCCACCTATTGTTTTGTTGCCTTTTGCTAGTTTAGCCCGTACATTAATAACCCACCTATCGCCGACAGTATGTCCTGATATATCCTTGAATTTTATTTTATAAACCTTTAACCCTACCCCGCTATTGCCCCCCCCAATGGTTTGTCCATTCCCCGTAATAGCGACAGAGCCTGCCACGCCATCAATTTCATAGTTGTCCCCGTCAAGATCATATGCCTGGAAAGTGTCTACTTTTATCCCACCGATAGTTGTGCTTCCTACTATCTTTATTGTAATCCTATTGTCTTTAGTGAAGACACCAAAAGGAGAAGTGCCTCCCGAAGGATAAACAATGGTTAAATCGTCTTTGTTATTATCATTTTTAAGGTATGCAATAGGGTCGTTTACATTCTGGCAATGGGCTACTATATCTGTTTTGGTGCCTGTATTAAAAACCTGCAATGCCCCCTCCTTCCAAGACCAAGATTGAGGACCTACAGCGCCATTAACCCTAGAAGTTATAGTTGTTAAGTTGACATCTTTGAAGTCGTCGCCCTCGACGCCGATCTTAAAATATAGTCCCGCCGATTCGCCATTATCCAGAAAGTCCTTTTCCTGCATCTTGATATCGAGAACCTTATATTGAGTGTTCGATAGTGATGGTCCCGACTCATTGGATTTGCATATCAGATAATCCCCTATAGCGAACTTATCCCTATCGGCAACAGATATCTGAAACCACCGGTATATGCCGTCCTGAACAAAAAACATTGGGAAGAGGCAGTAGTAATCGCCCTTCTTCTGCTTCATAAAAAGCCTGTAATATGTCGCCCAATCGGGGGCAAGACTGTCAATACTGAATTTTATATCATTGGCGGTAACGGAATTGGCGGGAGGGATATATAATGTGCCATCAAGACCTGTCGCCGTAACATTACCCCGTGTTGGTGTCGTCAGTACTGTCGTCATCCTGCCGTAGTCATCGAGGTATGCTATCCCCACCTCATAGTCCCTATCACTGCGGAAGGTACGCATAGGATTAAGCGTCGTTGCTGCCGTGCTTTCATTAAGCTCTAAGGTATAGTTAAGGTTTATGCTTTCGCCATCGCGGGTTAAGTCCCTGAATTGTAGGTAGTTGCCATAGACGAGCCTCTCGCCGATTATCTCCTGGGCTTTAGCTTTTAGGGGTACGTTATCAAATAAGCGTGTTAGCTGCGCCTCTGGGAGAACGCTGTATATCTTGCTGTTATCGAAGAAGGTGTTCTGACTGTCGTTATCAATGTATCCGAAGTCGGCTTTATTGATATTCTCTACTATATATATATTGGTGCTCCGCGATTCCCTGAATACTATCTGTATCTCCTTAACCAGCGACGTACCCGTGTTATAAGAGATTTGAACTTTGTTGATGCTATTGACCATAGCCTCATTGATGTGCTCAACGTAATCCAAAGAAAAACTGCCTGGATAAAAAGCAGTAGCAGAAAAAGATGAGAGAGCACTATAGTTATCGTCGTCATATTTGTATCTATAAGCAAATTGTATAAATCGCTCCGAGAGGTTGTTCTCTTGTGTATTAGTGCTAAAAAGCACCAATGATGGCGCATTTAGTGGTGGCTTCACGATGACGTTAAGATCATCTTCATTGAACCACGATGCCCCCGAAGCCTGTGTCTTAGTCTTGGCATTACCGACATGAATCTTCCGTGGTGGGTTGTAGTCGTCGGTCCAATATAGGAAACCATCATAGTAGTTCACTCCCGTTATGAGCCAATCTTTTTGTAGGTTTAGCACCTGAGTAGAGGCACCCCTATCATCTTCAAGGACTTTCGTTGTTACGTCATTGACCTCATCGAACTCATAGATGTAGCAGTTGGCATCCGATGCTATGAACCAGAATATCTTACCCTCCTCAGGATACGATACCGCACCGACACACTTTTGGTTTATGCCACCGGGAAATGTTATAGCGCTGATATTGGTATTGCCCTTGGTATTTTCTACGGCGCCGACATCCGACTGCTCTGATATCCCTACGCTTACGTTTAATGCATCCCTGAACTGATTGGGAGGTATCAACCTCTCATCAAGGTCTTTATTCATTATACCCGCAACAAAGCTCCTTTTTAACTTCGCCATGTTATTTTATCCATTTATCTTGACCGCGCAAGTTCATAAGGAGCCTGCCGGAATGTATATTACTTAACCTGATATTTGCGTTCCTTAGTTTCGCCATCTTCTCTTTCGCAGCCCTTCTAACGACATACTCCTGAATATTGACTTTATTATTTAATATCGCCCACTTAATATAACTGTATAGATACTCTTCGGCGAGTTTATTTATTGATACGTTGGCATCGGTGCCGTTCTCCATGCCATCGGAGACATACTCTATTACTATATGTTGGTCTTTTACTCCTGAGCTGAAGTTTATCACTCCAGAGCTTTTATCTATCCTAAAGTTGTCGTTGATATTTGCCGTCTCGGTATTAAGACCCATCATGCCACCACCTACGCCATAGCTGAAATACCAGTTGCCATCGACAAACCATCCCATGCTACCATACCACGAGCCTTCGCCCATAAATCTTTTCTTGGGGAGCCCTGCGAGCCTGTTCCTATCGAGGTTGGAGTTCTCAGCTTCAAGGACTTCGCCATTCTGATCGAAGAGGAAGTCGTTATTGTTGTCCTGAAGGTATTCGCTGGCATAGTTTATCTTAGTGTTTTCATGCAGCGGATATACTACGCCATCTTTCTCTACCGATATCCTTACGTAGTTGACATAGTCGGGAGGGAGGATGAACTTCAGATCATCGCCCACGATGAGCTCAAGGACCTTTATATTATTGAGGGCATCATAGTTTATCTCCTGTATGCCCCTCTTAGCATGGAATAGCACGGTATATCTCTTTACGTTATCCACGAGCTTATCATCGCCGACATACATAAGCATGAAGTTGTTGACTATCTCACTGAGGCTAACGAATTGATATGAGCCCCAGTTAGCATTCTTAGGGACGGTACCGTCATTCTCATAATATTTATAATTTGTTATATACGCCATTATACTTCTTTTTGATCTTCAATAGCTTCTTCCTGCATTCCGTACTGTGTTACCGCCTGCTCCCTGATATTCATCCCTGCCATCTGCAATATCTTATTTACCAGTGTCGGCATATCCGAT